GTGCACCGCTGGATACGAAGATGGACGGCGACTTTGATACCGGCAACGTCCGTTACAAGGCTCGTGAGCGTTACTCGTTCGGCTGGTCTGACCCGCTGGGCATGTTTGCCTCGCAGGGCGCGTAAGACAAAAGGGGAGCTTTACGGCTCCCCTTTTTTAGTATATAAAGTACAGAATTTCCGGGACTATCCGGCGCTTACGAACAGGCTCCCGGCCTGACGACATGCAGATCGTTTGCGCTTAACTCGCATGTGAGGACAACTCAAATGGCACTTTCTACTACCCAAAGCATCTGGCGTTCGGGCGGCGGCGATCAAACTCGCACCGCATATTGCGGCTCCGGCGTCATGGCTGCTCAGTTCTACATCGCTGACGCATCGGTTGCTACTGCAACTAACGTTGCAATTTCTTCCGCCGCAGGTGCTCCTGACCTGATTCTTCCAGCCGGTGCAGTGGTATTGTCTGTGGAAATTAATGACGCAGGTACTGGCTCTGTTGACCTTGGCACCCGTGGCTACACTTCTGGCACCGTGACCGGTGCAGCTATCGGTAATAACGTGACCGTTTCTGCTGTTGGTTCTATTACCGCTGGCTTGACCCGCACTGCTATTAGCGCATTGAGCTATGTGACCGTGACTATCGACACTTCGGGCGCTGGTACGGTTGGTGGCTTCATCACTTACTTCGTAGCCGATCCATTGGTTGGTCAACAGAACGACTAATAGGGAGGCATCACCATGATGCAAACAGACGTTAAGTCAGCACATTTAACGACATCAGGTACTGCTTTTAATGGTAGAACACGTCTAAAAAGCGTGTCTTACCGAGGTAATGCTTCTGATGGGTTTGTTAAATTTCGTGACGGCGGTTCCACTGGTCCAGTCCTTTGTGAGCTTGATGTAGGTACTAGTGATTCGTTTACTATTTACGTGTTGATTCCCGGTGAGGGCGTATTATTTCAAACAAGTCTATACGTAGAACTATCTAACGTAAGTGCAACAACGGTGTTTCATGGCTAAGTCCCCGGCATGGCAGAGGAAAGAGGGCAAAAATCCCAAGGGTGGTCTAAACGCCAAAGGGCGAGCCTCCTACAACGCAGCGAATCCGGGGAAGCCGGGGTTGAAAGCCCCCCAGCCGGAAGGCGGCGCAAGGAAAAAATCTTTCTGTTCGAGAATGGAAGGGATGAAAAAGAAGCTCACCTCTGCCAAAACCGCGAACGACCCAAACAGCCGGATTAACAAATCATTAAGAGCTTGGAAGTGCTAATCATGTCTGATATTGAACTAACAGAACGCGAAAGGCTTATCGCCAAAGAAGCCGCAAAGATTGCGATTGAAGAGTTGTCTTCAGAGCTTTACAAGAAGATAGGCAAAACAGTCGTTGAGAAAGCGTTGATTTGGATTGGCATTCTGGTGTTTGGGTTTGTCATGGGTAAAGGTTGGATTATCAAGGTCTGATATGCCAAGCGTATCTAAAAAGCAACACAATCTTATGGCTATGGTCGCCCACGACCCAGCCGCTGCCAAGCGTCTTGGCATTAAGCAGTCCGTGGGTAAAGAGTTCGTAAACGCCGATAAAGGCAAAACTTTTAAACAAGGTGGTGATATGGCTTCGAAAATGAACCCCGGCTTCATGGCAATGATGAAGAAAAAAGCTCCAGCTAAGAAGATGGCTGGCGGCGGTGTAGCTGCGTCTAAGATGGGCGCTGTTAAAACTGCGGCTCCAAGCCGTGATGGCGTTGCTGTTAAAGGCAAAACCAAAGGCAAGCAAATCGTCATGGCCGGTGGCAAGGGCATGAAAAAAGGCGGCTACTGCTGATGATGGCCTCACGTGGTATGGGCGCAATCAGCCCTTCCAAGATGCCCGGCGGGAAAAAGAAAGCCCGTCGGGATGACACCGACTTTACGCAGTACAAAGAAGGTGGGAAGGTTAATGCTGCTGGTAACTACACCAAGCCTGAATTACGAAAACGCATCGTATCGCAGGTAAAGTCCGCAGCAACTCATGGCACCGGCGCAGGTCAGTGGTCAGCCCGTAAAGCGCAGTTGGTGGCTAAGAAGTACAAAGCCGCTGGCGGTGGGTACAGAGATTAAAGTGGGATGAAAAAGCGCAAAAGATTTGACGATGGGGGGTCAGTGATGGATATGCCATCACGGGATATGCGTGACCCAGCATACCGTCGGCAACTTGAGCGTGAGCAAGCGTTAGAAGCATCTCCTGTAGGCCCAGAAGATTTAATTGGCTTGGGGTTGGGGAAAAGGGCATTAAGCGCCGCAGAAATGGCAACGCGCCCTTATGTTAGAAACCAAGTTGTTACATCAGAGGGGTTGCGGTTAAAAAGTTCGCCAGTCCGTATGCCGACCAGCGATAAAGATATTACACATGCGTACAGAAATATGTCGCAAGCGGAATATGAAGCAGCAAAAAAATCTGGGTATTTTGAGCGAAACCCAAAACCTAAATACGGCGCGGGCGATGAGAAATGGTGGAGTAGCGGCGATAAAGTTGGTAAGTTTGGTAGGGAATGGAAAGGTGGCGAGGGGGCTGTTACCATGCGCGTACCCAGAAGCAAAGTGCCAGAAAACAAAGCTGTTAGATTTAAAGACGCAGAAAAAATGAACAAGGGGGGTGCTGTGAAGTCAGCATCATCTCGCGCAGACGGAATAGCGCAGCGCGGTAAAACACGAGGTAAGATGCGATGAAAGCCCCACAGCAGTCGCTAAAAAACTGGGGAGACCAGAAATGGCGAACCAAAAGCGGAAAGCCGTCGTCAAAGACCGGGGAGCGGTATCTCCCGGAAAAGGCAATCAAGGCACTAAGCCCAGCCGAGTATGCCGCCACGACGAAGGCCAAGCGGGCAGGGAAAGCAGCAGGCAAGCAGTTTGTTAAACAGCCCAAGGGCATAGCTAAGAAAACAGCGGGGTATAGATAATGGGAAAAGCACTGGCGGATAACGAAACCCGACTACGAAAATACGACGATCTTTCCGAAAAAGAAAGAAAAGCCGTTGATGAAAAACTTAAATCTCGTGTCTCGTCTGCAAAACAGGCTGCTGAGTCGGGAGATACATTTGGGCAACGCGCAAGTGATTTGGTTTCCGGTGGGCTGTATGGTGTTGCCTCCGGGATGGGTAGCTCCGCCGCTGCACGTAGTAAGGCGCGTATGGATGCAGAAACCGCGGAACGCGAAGCACAACGCCGAAGCAATCTTAAAAAAGCGGAAGATGCAGCAAGTGATACAGGTAAGCGTAGCGGGCTGTACAGTGGGGAAACTCCGCAAAAACTGTATAAAAAAGGCGGTAAAGTTAAATCAGCCTCACAACGTGCAGACGGTTGTGCAATACGCGGCAAAACGAGAGCATAAATGACCACATCCGGTACAGCCAGCTTTAACCTTGACCTCAACGAAATGGTTGAGGAGGCGTTTGAACGCGCCGGGAGTCAGTTGCGTACCGGTTACGATCTGCGCACAGCCCGGAGGTCTTTGAACCTCCTTTTTGCCGATTGGGCAAACCGTGGCGTGAACATGTGGACGTTTGAGCAGAACACGATTACTTTGGCGCAGGGGCAACCAACGTATGCACTTCCTGATGACACCGTAGACCTACTCGATCACGTCATCAGAACAAACGCCAACCAACCAAACAACCAGTCTGACCTGACAATCACCCGCATTTCGGTCTCAACCTACGCCACCATTCCCAACAAGCTTACTCAAGGCCGTCCGATTCAGGTTTGGGTGCAGCGTCTGTCGGGTAGTGAGTCTTTACTTGTGGGTACGTTGCAAGCGGGTATTTCGGCAACTGAGACAACCATCCCTGTGACTTCGCTGGCAGGCGTTCCAACGGCGGGGTTTATTCGCATCGGCACAGAGTTGATCGGGTTTAACCAGACCCAACCTGCGGAAAACGGCAACCCAGCGTACTTGCTTAACTGCACACGCGGGCAGGACAACACAACGGCAGCAGCGCACTTGGTAAGCGCGGCCATATACGCCGTGCAAAAGCAGAGCATTACCGTCTGGCCAACCCCAGACAGCGCCTATACCTACCAATTCGTTTACTGGCGTATGCGCCGTATTCAGGATGCAGGTAATGGCGGCACCAAAACCATGGATGTGCCGTTTCGCTTTGTCCCTTGCTTGGCCGCAGGGCTGGCGTACTATATTGCACTGAAAGTACCGGAAGGCCTGCCACGATTAGACATTCTTAAAGCCCAGTACGATGAGGCGTGGAACAACGCTGCCAACGAAGATCAGGACAGAGCCGCTGTACGGTTTGTCCCAAGACAGTACTTTATTGGTGGTGGTTAATCGTGGGCAATAGGTTTGCTTCCGGTAAACACGCGATTGCGGAGTGCGACCGGTGCGGGCTGCGGTATAAGCTCAAGGAACTGAAGAAGCAGGTCTTAAAGACCAAGACGTATAACCTGCTGGTGTGTCCTACTTGTTGGGACCCGGATCAGCCGCAGTTGCAGTTGGGTATGTACCCGGTGGATGATCCGCAAGGTCTGCGTGATCCGCGTCCCGACTTGAGTTATTACCAAGCGGGCTATACTGGACTACAGATAACGAATACGCCGAGTTCGTCAGAAGAATCAAATGGCGATCCGTCAGGCGGTAGCCGGGTGTTTCAGTGGGGCTGGAGGCCAGTGGGCGGTTCCAGTGCTAATGATGCGGGGCTGACACCAAACTACTTGGTATCTGCCGGAGTTGTGGGTACAGTTACGATTACTTAGGAGCAAATATGAAACACTCAGACATTAAGAAAGACAAGCCGATCATGGAGAAGATTGCCAAGAAGGCAGTCAAAGGCCATGAGATGCGTATGCACGGTGCCAAGAAGATGGCCAAAGGCGGCGTAACTTCAGAACAGATGAAGTCCATGGGTCGCAATCTGGCACGTGTAGCCAATCAAAAATCGGGTTAATCATGGCCAAGTTCTCTAAAAAAGTAATGGGCAAGGAAGTCGGCCAAGCCGATGTCTACGCCGAACCACACAGCATGTCTGGAGGTCCTATGGTTAAAACCAAAGTGCAAGACCCTAATACTCGCGCCGCTAAAGACATGACCCCCGGTACTTTCGGTAACATGCGTGTAAGCGCAGGCGATCCGGCGAATACTGTAGTCAACAAAAATGGCGAGATCACCATGCGCGGCGCTGGTGCCGCCACTAAAGGTACTAAGTGCCGTGGCCCAATGGGTTAAGGAGTAGGCTGTGAATTACGTAGACCTCGCCAATCAGATTCAGTATTACACGCAAAACACCGAACAGTTGTTTGTTGCGGAGATACCTACGTTTGTTCGTCAGGCTGAAGAGCGTATCTACAACACGGTGCAGATTCCCGCGCTGCGTAAAAACGTCACGGGGGTCACATCCAGCGGCAATAAGTACTTATCTTGCCCAGATGACTTTTTGTCCGTATTTTCTTTGGCTGTGGTAACTGGAGTTGTTAATAACAATATCGACACAGGGGCTTACGAGTATTTGCTCAATAAAGACGTAAACTTTATTCGTGCGGCGTACCCAACCCCAAACGAACAAGGCATCCCAAGATACTACGCTTTGTTTGGCCCAACTGTAACTTCTGGGGCTATTACTAACGAATTAAGTTTTATTCTTGGTCCGACACCAGACGATAGCTACGACGTAGAACTACACTACTACTATTATCCAGATTCAATTGTGCAGGGGTACATCACAACGCTGGGCGCGGTTACCGGCGGTTCTGGCTATACCAACGGGGTCTATTACAATGTCCCGTTAACTGGTGGGTCTGGTTCTGGTGCACTTGCGACTATTGTGGTGGCTGGGGGCGTAGTTACCTCCGTAGAAATAACGTCGCAAGGAGCACTATACGTACCGGGCGATGTGCTCACGGCTTCTACAATATACATTGGTGGTGGTTTAAATTTTAGTGTCCCTGTAGCCACTATTAATAACTCTACTGGCACTTCTTGGCTGGCGGACAACTACTCGCCTGTACTGCTTTACGGTTCGCTGGTTGAAGCGTACACCTTCATGAAAGGTGAAGGCGATATGATGGCTTATTACAAAGAGAAGTACGATGGGGCGCTTGCGCAACTCAATCGTCTGGGCACAGGTCTTGAGCGTGGTGATGCGTACCGTGATGGTCAGGCTAAGATTAAGGTGATGCCGTAATGCCTATCCAACAAGGACTGACAAACAGCTTCAAGCAAGACATGCTGCAAGCAGGTCAGAACATCATTACGAACACGCTAAAGATGGCGCTGTACACAGCGTTTTCTGATATTGGCCCGCTGACTACGACGTATACGGCGACTAATGAAGTGACCGGCACGAATTACGCTCCGGGCGGCGTTGTGGTAACTGGAGCAATACTAAGCACCGATGTAAATACGGGTACGGTTTACGTCAACTTCAACAACGTGTCGTGGCCTAACGCAAATTTTACAGCTCGTGGTGCTTTGATCTACAACACGAGTCAAAACGATAAATCAGTAGCTGTGCTGGACTTTGGTTCAGACAAGATTTTCACTCCAACCAGCAACACCGTTGTGATGCCAGCAAATACGGCGACAACGGCTTTAATTCGTTTACCTTAGGGGTTATTATGCTTAACGACAAGTCCATAGGAACAGATACCGTGGCATCGGGTCTTATTGCTAAAACTAGCGCGAGTGAGCGTGGTGGCGCAGGCGGCGTGTTCACCGTGACTTGCTTTGACAAAGACGGCAACCTGAAGTGGGAAACCACTGAGCACAATCTTGTAGTGAACGAAGGTTTGCAGAACATGAACAATGTGTATTTGGGCGCAACCTCAAAAAATGCTAATTTGTTCCTTGGGTTAATTACTGGCCCCGGCTCTGGAACGACTTTTGCCACGACAGATACGTTGGCGTCTAAATCATGGACGGAATACACCAATTATTCTGGTTCTCGTCCGGCAGTTACATTCGGTACCGCTAGTAATCCGG